AGGTATCTAGTGCTTCCAACTACAAAAACTGGGCATAAACGCACTATCGTATTAAGCCGTAAATTGCTAACTTCTTTAGAAAAATTCATTAAACAACGCAAATTGTTATCAAATGAATTGCTATTTTCTAGGAACAACCTATTTGATAGTGTTAAACTAATTAATGCAGGTAGTCAAAAAGAAAGGACAACTTACAAAGTTGGAAGCCAAATCTTCCAACACGCTACTCCTCGTTCATATAACGTAGGAAAATGTAGGTGCGACCTGTGTAAAGACGCGGTTAATAAATACCGTAAACAATACAGAAAGGACAAATCAAAAGGCAGAGGTGTCTCGAAAAGTAATTTTTCAGGACATCTTAGTCGTGAACGGTGGCGAGCCACTTGGCACGAAGCCATAGAAAAGTCAGGTATTGGTTGGTATCCAAGAACGCACGACCTTCGGCACGCCAACGCCACTCAACTACTATCGTTGGGTGTCAATGTGCATGAGGTTAAAGAACGTTTGGGTCATCAGTCAATCACAACTACGGAGCGATATTTACATCGTATCCGTCACCAGCAGTCGAAAGCAGGGGAACTTGTGGACGAGTATCTGTTGGGAGAAAGGTGAGAAACTATGAAACTAACACAACGTGGGAAAAAGGTAATTGCAATAGCAGTTATGACAGTATCAGGAGCATTGTTCTTTAGTGGCTTTGTTGTAGCAAAAGCCCTAGAGCCAACTCCTAAAGAAGTGGTAGAAGCACAGCCAGTCCTTCTATCCCAATCCCCAGTCGAGAAACAACTAAAAATAAAAGCCTCCGCAGAACGGTTAGAGAAATACCGTAACAAGGTAAAACTCTCTCACTTAGAATGTAAAGGGCTTTTAAAAGAAGTTGGGTTTAAAGGCAAAGCCTTAGAACAAGCATGGGCTATCGTAATGCGTGAAAGTAACTGTCGTTCTCATGCCTACAACGGCAACGAGAAGACAGGAGACAACTCTTACGGAATCTTTCAAATCAATATGATTGAAGAAGTCGGAGATGCACGTAGAGATAAGTTCGGCATGGTATCTAATGCTCTGTTATTAGACCCTGTGACAAATGCCCAAATTGCTTATTACATGAGCAAGGGTGGAAATGATTGGTCTGCATGGAAGGGTATGACACCTCGTGCTAAAGAATGGCTAAAGAAGTTTCCAAAGTAGTATAAACTAAATCAGAAGCCTCTCCTCCGTTGGTGGTTGGAGAGGCTTCTGATTCTCAAAGGAGAGGAAGTGTAGTTATGGGAAAACATCATGACAAAATTGCTGCAGCCCTAGAGGTTCGTAAAGCAAATCATAAATCAGGGCAAGGCGGTAAAGTTCCTGGAAGTATGAACAAGAAGAAGACTGGTTACAGAAGTATCAAGTCTAACGAAGCAAAACGATTGTTAAGTAAGTAATTAAACCCCCGATAGCCAGTTGCTATCGGGGGTTTTTTTGTATCATTTCAGTATGACTTCTGCTATGCCTTCACGTCACGCAGGTGACCGTTCATTCCAGCGTGACGTTAACTGGGAACATGTCAAACTTGCTATGACTTCAGGACGTGTAACTCAAGGGGATAACGGCAATTACATACACGAAGTTAGACACCCCGATAACCCTGAGCATGTAATTAAAGTCGTAACAAGCCCCGACCGTAAAAAAATTGTTAGCGTAATGATAAAACAAAATCAGGGTAATCCAGCATTATCAATGCAACAGGCAAAAGAAAGAGCAAACGCAGAAAGATTGCGTCAACAGACTACCGCTCAACGTCAAGCAGAGCGTTTAGCCAAGAAGCATAAAAGAAATCCCCCTAAGAGTTAATCTTTTAGTAGTTTAACTTCACAAGCGTCTGTTGTGCAGTAAGCCTCACCAATTGCTTCTAGTCCTAAGCCGTTATAGATTCCTTCTAAATCTATTGGCATGAGTTTCATACGAGCCTCTTCGTATTCTTCTTCCGTAATCTGTGTGTAAGGCATTTGTGGATATACCGCGTTACCCATAGGCAAGAACGAAACAGTCTTTAATCTTCCGTCAAACATATTTAAGGCAGTCTCCACATGCTTGCCCTCTGTCTCAGGGTCAAAGGTTACGGTTACTGATACAGAGTTATCACTCCAGTAGAACTGAGCAGTTGCAGCCAAGTCCATTTTTTCGTAAATTGAAACTTCTTTTTCAGCACGCTTTGCGTCTGTTTGAATTGGGAAGAAGACAACAGAAGTTGTTTCAGGAGATTCAGAAGCAGGTTCGACTCTGTAGTTAGCCATTTTAAATAAAAGAACCATCGGGTCTGTGTTAGCAAAACGAATTGCTCTGTTAAAGAACTTACCACCTGAAGCCCAATGAACCCCAGGACTTGCTCCCGCAAGAATTGAAACTGTTCCTGAAGGTTTAACAGTTGTCATCTTTATGGACTGGCGAATGCCAAGCCATTCAGAGTAGGTTTCATCGTAAGCCTTAATAACTCTGTAGCCTTCGTTAAGCCAATCACGCAAAACAGGTAAGCCTTTGTTGTCTGCAAAATTTGCAATTCCCGACACGGAAGTTCCGATACGGCGATTACGTTGCATGATTGCATTCGTCTCTTCCCAATGCGTAGGCAATAGGGTTACAGTCTTGGCATATAGGTAAGCAAACTTTAATGTTCTTAAGAAGTCTTCTTTAGACTCATGGCGGTTTAGGTAGGTCTCAACCAAAGTGCAACATTCGAAAGACTCAAGGCTTTGTTCTGCACAAGGGTTGTAGCCAGCGATACGGTGGTCTTTATTGTTAGCAGGGTCAGAAAGTCTGCCGTATTTCTTAGAGACATCAAGCCACACAATTCCTGGCTCTCCATTAAGAACAATGCCATCAATAATTTTGGAGTAGTCAGAGCCAACGGTAGCCTCTACAGAATTGTTCGACATCCAAGCCCAGCCAGGATTCTTAGGGTCGTAGGAATTACGTTCAGGGTATACAGAAGCATTCTTTAGGTTTAAGAAGTCTTCATCATCAATTCGTCCAATAAGAAGTTCGGCAGAACGTCTAACGTTGCCTGAAACTACGCAAACTCCAATGAGGTTTCCAATATCGGCTATGTCTCTGCGAGTTAACTTTTCTCCGCCACGTCCCGTAAACAACTTGGTTATGTAGTCGTGTAACTTCTTTAGAGGGTCAGACCCTGCTGCTGTGCCCCCGAATATTTTTATAGGCGACCCAGCAGGACGTATCAATGAGTAGTCAAATCGGGGCATAGGTTGTTCAGGTTTTAGGTAGGAGTTTATTAAAGAAGATACAGACTCAACCCAGCCTTCTCTTGTGTCTGCAATCTGGGTAACCTCTGGTTCTACAGAAGTTGGGGTGTAAATCGTAAATTCTTTATCAGCACCCTTGTCATCAAAGCCCACTCCCACTCCAAGCATGGAGGCTTCCATGAGGAAGGCAAAAGGTTTGGCAGGGTTCAACTTGGTCATCTCAACGGTAGAAACAAAGGCACAATTCTGTAATGCTGCCGAGTTTCGATACTGGTTTACTAGGGGAGTTCCCATTACCCACAGCCCTCGACCAGGTGGTGTCCACTTTAATTCAAAAAGACGTTCGTAGGCTTCTTTAGCCGAAGCCTGAGCCTTGGAGTCATTCCAAGGTAGACGCTGAGATTTGGCGTGGTCTTTCTGTAAAGAATACATGCCGTTGATGACACGCTCACATACGTCTGCCCAAGTCTCCTTAGTCCCATCTTCTTTCAAACGGCTATAAGTTCTTAAGAAGGTTATCTCGCCTACAGAATTTCCTGCGGCATCTTGGTATCCAAACGGAGGCTTCTTTGAGCGGAATCCTGCAACGTAGTCTTCAGTCAAACGAAAAGAAAATAGGGACATGACATAGCCTTTCGGGGTTTAGGGAGAAGGAGAATCAAAGCATAATTAGACGAGCAATATACCTAACAATAGTCCTCCATTTCCCTCCACCATGTTCCATGCCCCTCCACTTACTGTTATCAGATAATTACTCTAGGGTTTGTTGAATGATTTTTGTGGTTTCTGCCTCGTCTAAACCACCGTTTGGGAGGTTCTTTAGCACCTGTGCTCTATCACCAAATATGGCTGAAAGCACTCCTCCTGACGACTGGCGTTCGGCTGTAATCCTAATGAATTCTCGGTTTTCTTCCAACTCTTTCATGCCCTTTACGAGTTTAAAAAGGCGGTCAATTTCTTGGGAAAGATTGGGGTCAGGGTAGCCTCCATTGAGTTCTTCTGCAAACCTTGAAAAGGCAACTCTTGCTCCCTGCATCTCAATTACTGCATTTAACAGGGATTTTAATTGTTCTTTAGTCTTTACCTCGACAGGTAGGTTGAAGGCACAAGAGTTCTGTGGTTTGAAGGCTGGGCAGTTCGAAGCCACAAAACAAGTGTCACACTGGCGTAAGGAAGTTCCTGTAATTTGGACTAAAGGAACGTCTTTAAGAACGTCATTTCCCTCGTCATCGGTGTCCACAATCGTCTTCATCTTGTAGCCAAAGACAGGTAGGTTTTGAATCTCTTGAGGGTCTCTTTCTATGACCTTTTTAGCCTCTTCAGGCTCAGATTTTTTCCACGCCTCTAGGTCGCTGTTATCAGAACCTACCCCCCCTAATTCCATCATTCCCGATAGTAGTGGG